TCTTATGATAAATAATCTATAACAGAACTTATAGTGCAAATAAGATGGGTCTTTCTAGATTAGATAATTTTTTAAAATCTACTCGCGGTACTATTATTTACGTTGACCCGAATAGTTTAGACGCTACTGATAGTATTGAAAATCAGGGTAATTCACTGACTCGTCCCTTTAAAACGATTCAACGTGCTTTAATTGAAGCAGCAAGATTTTCATATCAGAGAGGATTGAGTAATGATAGATTTGGAAAAACAACTATTCTGCTTTATCCAGGTGATCACACTGTAGATAATAGACCGGGATTTATACCAGACGGGAGTAATAACTATAGATTGCGAAATGGGTCAGTTACAAATGATCTCCCTGCATTTGATTTAACCTCCAACTTTGATCTTACATCACCAACGAATGAACTGTATAAGCTTAATAGTATACATGGTGGTGTAATTCTTCCAAGAGGAACCTCTTTGGTTGGTTTAGATCTCCGTAAGACAAAGATTAGACCAAAATATGTTCCAGATCCAGAAAATAATAATATTGAAAGAACTGCTGTATTCAGAGTAACTGGTGGTTGTTACTTATGGCAGTTTAGTTTATTTGATGGGGATCCAAATGGTGTTGTTTATAAAGATTATACTACAAATACATTTGTCCCAAATTTCTCACACCATAAACTTACATGTTTTGAATATGCAGATGGTGTTAACGATGTAAGTATTAACGACATTTTTCAGACATATTCTACAGATAGAACTGATCTGGAAATGTATTATGAAAAAGTTGGTTTAGTTTATGGACAATCTTCAGGTCGTGCAATTGAACCAGATTATCCATCAACTGGTCTTGATATTCAACCTAAAATTGACGAATATCGTATTGTTGGATCAACTGGGGGTAGTGTAGGAATTTCTAGTATTAAAGCAGGTGATGGAGTTATTGCGACTAATATAATCACTGTAACTACCAGTTCTGCAATTACCGGTCTTGATGTTGATACACCTTTCCGAGTAAATGATGTATCAACTGGTTATGATGGAAAGTTTGTTGTATCTGAAAAAATAAGTGATACTCAAATTAAATATCAACTTCAAAATGCACCTTCAAATCCATTACCTAATATCGCCGGATCAACTCTTTCATTATCATCAGATACTGTAACTTCAGCATCTCCATATATCTTTAACATCTCTCTGAGATCTGTATTTGGTATGTGTGGTATGGAAGCAGATGGTAATAAAGCAACTGGATTTAGATCTATGGTTGTGGCTCAATTTACTGGAATTGGTCTGCAGAAGGATGATAATGCTTTTGTCAAGTACAATGAAGATTCTCCTTCAACTGGAAACTATGATGATAATACAGTTGCAGGAAATGAGAATCTTAGTAATAGTTCCAAAGCAAGATATAAACCAGAATATAGAAACTTCCATGTAAAGGTATCCAATAACTCCTTTATTCAGGCAGTTTCTATCTTTGCAATTGGATTCTCTGAGCACTTTGTAACGGAGAATGGTGGTGATATTTCACTAACTAACTCAAACTCTAATTTTGGTGCAAATGCTTTAACTTCTGCTGGATTCAGGACTGAAACTTTTAGTCAAGATAATCAGGGGTATATCACTCATATTATTCCACCAAAAGAAGTTTCTTTAGCAGAAAGTTCTATTGAATTCCAATCTATTGATATTGTTAAAACTGATAGAGTTGCTGGTATTGGATCTACTGGTAATCTCTACTTACTTGACAAAACCAACATTGCTGCCCCTCCAGAAAATGTCATTGAGGGATATAGATTTGGTGCAAGAGAAAATGATACCTTAAAAGTTCTAATCTCTCAGTCTGGAGTTGTACAAGAATATAGTGCTCGTATTGTTATGCCAGACAATACTGACAATCCGATTGATAGTGCAGAAAAAGTATTTGATGTAAAGAGAAGTAGTACAGGTATTAATAGCATTGGTTCGGCAAGTATAAGTGGATCAGCAAACGTCATTAGTTTGACTAAGGCGCACAATTTTATTACTGGAGAAACTGTTCGTATTATTAGTGATACTGGTCAACTCCCTGATGGAATATCTGCTAGCATTGTTGCTTTTGCTGTTACTACAGGAATTGGAATTGGTAATTCTGATCTTAGAATTGCAAAAACCCTTAATTCTGCTATTAATGCTGTTACAAATCCTAGTAATGCGATCGTTATTAACAACAAAGGTGGATCACTTAAAGTTGTAAGTAGGGTATCTGACAAAAATGCTGGAGATATTGGGCATCCAATTCAGTATGATACTACTAACTCTCAGTGGTATGTCAAAGTTGCAACTGCAGCAACAGAGAACTCAATTTATTCAACAATTGTAAGTCTTGGCGTTACAAGTCTTGGAAGTGCAACACCAAGAACTTTCTTTAACAGAAGAACTGATGCTAGATCTGGACTTGATAAAACTTATAGAATGAGATACGTTATTCCTAAAGATTCCGCCGAGGTTGGCAGACCCCCAACAGAGGGATTTATTCTTCAGGAATCAAATACATCAATTGGATCTACTGATGGTGAGATTCAAACCTATTTTGGTTCTGGATCTATTACTAATGCGAATCAACAAAGAAATTTCAGATTTATTTCTGGAGCAACTTGGGATGGTGCTACTGGTTCTGTTGATACAGAACTTCCTCATAATCTTATGATTGGATCTCAAGTTGAAATTAATAATATTACGAGTACAAATAATACAACAGGCGCAGTAAACACTGGATTTAATGGAGTATTTTCAGTTGTTGGAGTATCAAGTGCAAAACAATTTAATGTTGGACTTGCAACTGATCCAGGAACATTCACCAATGATACAAATAATAGAACAACTTCTTTACCATTCTTCAAACGTAAAAGATATTCTAATACTTATTATGTTTATAGACTTTCTGAATCTCAAAAATATATTTCTGGAGAACAAGATGGTGTCTATTATGTAAGTGTTCTTAATGCATCAAATAACCCTACTGTTGCACCATTTACTGTAGACAAATATTCTCAGCCAGTTAAGTCTTTATTTCCACAGACAAGTAGAGATACTATTGTTTCTGATCCTAAGTCAACTAAATGTTTCTCAGATTCTAGTCTTATAGGATTAGTAAATGTTGATGACCCAAAAAATAGTATTACTAGAGAAACTCTTGATAAAATTAATAATGATAAAAATATTGGTGTAGGTATTACTGATATCTTCTCATTAACTGGTGTTGCTCATACTATTCATACTGAACATGATCATGGTTTGAATAGAGTTACTAAACTCTCTATTGTAGATGGAGGAACTGGTTATGGATCTGGAACTGCAGGAGACATTTATAATGCAAAACTAATCTCTATTGGATCTTCAATTACCGGTAAACACGCTACTGCAAAATTGACTGTTGATGGAAGTGGAACAATCACTAACGTTAAACTGATGGATGGTGGTTCTGCTTATGGTATTGGTAATACTATGAACGTTGTTGGGGTTACTACCACTGGTTCATTCTCTCAAGCAGTTATTAAAGTTGATAAAATTTATAATAACGTAGGGGACGTTGTTAAGATTGTTGGCGTTAGATCTGACTCTTATGATTCATATAATCAACTATACAGAATTACTGATGTTGCGATAGGATCTGCAACAACAGTTACCGTATCTGCAGCATCTTCAATTTCTACTGATCAAATATCAAATTCAGTTACTGGAGTTGGGGTTACATTAACATCTGATGCATATTTCTATGTGACAGGTGAATCAAGTGATGTTAATACTTTAGTATATACTGGAAATTCTGGTATTGCTACAATAACAACTATCAATCGTCATGGACTTAATGTTGACAGGAAAGTAAGAATTACTGGTGCTGGACAAACCCAATATAATGGATCATTCGTTATTACTAAAGTCAATTCATTAACATCATTTGAAACACAATTAGGAGTAAGCACTGTTGCACCAACAGCAACAGGATCTATTCTTATACTTCCAGAAGGATTTACCTCAAATAATGGCAATATTACTCTTGAAGATGAAAATCTTAATGGAAGAATGGTTCCTACTTATGCAGGAATTACAACAACTATTTCAAATTCAATTTCTAACGCATCGATAGATCAAGTCAATATTCAAAATATTGGAGATCTTGATATTAATATTGGAGATTATTTAATAGTTGATGCAGAGATCATGAGAGTCAAGACAACTACTACTGGATCTAATCCAATTTATGTATTCCGCGGAATTCTTGGATCAAAAGCAAAATCTCATGTAATTAACTCTGTTATCAAAAAGGTAAAAATAGATCCTGTTGAACTTAGAAGGCACTCAATCATTCGTGCTTCTGGGCATACTTTTGAATATGTTGGATTTGGTCCTGGCAACTACTCCACAGCATTCCCTGATAAGCAGGATCGTGCGCTTACTGTTGATGAAGAACTCTTAGCTCAATCTAATAAGAGAGAAGGTGGAATTAATTTCTATACTGGAATGAATGATAAGGGTATTTCATACTCTGGTAATAAACGACTTAGTACTATTACTGGTAGAGAAGAAATCTTTGATACTCCAGTTGAAACTGTTGAAGGTGAGGATATCAGTAAGATACCAAACCTTAATGTTACAACTCCAGTTGAACTTATTGCAAGTCGTTCAATCAAAGTTGAGGGTGGCCCTGATAATAAAGTTGTTTCTAAATTCAATGGACCAGTTATTGTTAATAACAAGCTAACTGTTAATTCACCCAAAGGATTTGAAACTAATAGTATCTTTATTCAAGGTGATGCTACAGTTTCTAGAAAATATACAGTTGGCACTACAACACCTTCTCTTGCAGGAAATCCTGGAGATATTGTTTATAATGCAAATCCAAGCAAAGGTGGATATGTTGGTTGGATTTATACAACTGACAATGCATGGAGTCGTTTTGGCACTGTCAGTATTGCAACTAGCACAAGTGATGCATTGTTTGACACTCTTGGAGTTTCAACTTCATCTGCGACTGGAGATAGCAAACTTCAGGTAGGATCTGGAACTTCAATATTTGCAGCAGATGCTGATGGTGTTGGTATTGGTTCAACTGCAAATGGATTCAAACTTCGTGTTGTTGGTGAGTCTAGATTTAGTGGTTCTATTGTTGCAACAGCATTTACAGGTGATGGTTCTGGACTTACAAATCTTCAAAATGATAGCTTGTTTAATACAGTTTCTGCTGGACTTGGGACTGGTATTCATCCTATTAGCAATCTCAATGTTGGTATCGGAACTACGAGACCTCTTGATGATATTAATCTAACAGTTGGTGCTGTTGGTGCTTCTGGAACTTCACTCTTTGTTCATGGTAATGCAAATATATCCGGAGTTCTTACATGTAGTAATGTATTTGTTTCTGGTATAGTAACAGCGACTAATTTTGATATTAATTCCAGTTCCGGTCTTATCAATGCTGGAATTATTACAACAGGAACACTGAATGTTGGAACAGGTGGAACCATAATCACAACTTCTAATGCAGTTGGTGTTGCATCAGTTGGTATTGGATCTACTCTCCCAACAGCAACACTTGACATCAATGGACATACTAAGTTTAAGACTTACTCCGAATCAGTTGTAGCATTATCAATCTCTTCTAATGAAGTAACTGTTGATCTTTCTGAAGCACAATCATTTACTCTTACTGCATCGGATAATGTCAACACATTTGTTCTGACGAATCCACCCTCAGGATCTACTTCGTTTACAATTAAGATTCTTCAAGACTCAACTGGCAGTCGTTCTGTTGGTATAGATGCATTTAAGAATATTAGTGGAACATCAATTCCAATTTATTGGCCTGGTGGAGTTGTACCAATAGTTACTCCAACAGCAGATAAGGTAGACATCTACTCATTCAAAACATTTGATGGTGATAATGTTGCATCTACCGGTCTTTATGGCGTCATTGGAGGTCAGAACTTCTCATGAGTCCTTTATTTCCTAATATTCAATCAACTCTGGACCTTAACGGTCCAGAACTATCTATTTTACAAGCAACCACTAGAGAGTTAGGTGAAAGTAGTTTTAGCATTACTCCCAGTTTACCTGATGGATCTACAAAAATAGATCTTATTTCTCTGGATGATTTTGCGGCATTCGATTCTTCAATAATTTATACATTAACCGCTAACGGTGATTTTGATTTAACAATAGATTTGGAAGGTGCTGCTGGCGGAGTTGGAGGAAGTCAAAATTTTGGAACAGGTGGTAAAGGTGGCAAAGTCACTGGTACAGTTTCGTTTGAATCTGGAGAAGTATATAAACTTGTTATTGGCACTAGAGGAGCATTCAATGCTGGTGCAGGAGCAGTTGGTGGAGGTGGAGCTTCTTCAGGATTTGGTGGTGGATCTGGTGGTGGATTTACTGGAATATTTAAAACAAGTATATCACAAGAAAACGCACTATTAATTGCTGGTGGTGGAGGAGGGGGTTCTGAGCAGGATGATCCTGATGATAATCAAAATCCTTTACGAAAAGCAGATGGTGGTGATGGTGGAGGATTAACTGGTGGATATATTAGACCTGTAGATGGAAATACCTCTTTTTCAATTTCGGGACAAGGTGGAACTCAAATTGCTGGCGGTAGTGGTGGACGTACTAATTTTTCTGCATATTATGGAAGTAGTGGTGCTGCACTATTAGGAGGTGCAGGAAATACAACTAATAGCACTGGTGGTGGTGGAGGAGGATATTTTGGTGGTGGAGGCGGAGGTTATGTTGCTTCTACTATTAATGGTTCAGGTGGTGGTGGATCAGGATTTGTTGCTACTACAAATGTTATAAATGGTTATTTTTCAAATGCTTCAAATGTTGATGCAGGAAAAGTTAATTTTAATAGATCAACATTTTTTGATAGGAAACTAATTCTTTCCGGAATAGCAACAGAAAAATTTCCAGATAGTCAAACAGAAAGAAATACAAATACTGGAGACATTGCGTATAGATGGTATGAAGATGGTGTAGGACCACTTTCAGATTCAGCAAATATAGTTGGATCAGCAACTACTACTGTTAATATATCAGGTCTTTCATTTAGTGATAATGGAAGGAAATTTTTTCTTAGAGCAGATTATACTCCATCTGCATATGGATCTATTGGTGCAGCAAAATCGACGCCAAATGCATATAATGATCCACTAGATTTCAGCACCTTTACATTAAGTGTTGCTCCTATCATTGCAATTGTCACTCAACCTGAGGATTCAACAGTTGTTCAAAATGTAGATGCAACTTTTTCAGTAACTGCTAGTATACAAGACGGGAGTAATGATTCATTAACATTTGATTGGCAATATAATGGACAATCACTCTCTGGTACATTTTCAAATTTAATAAAATCTCAAGCAGAAACAACTACTACCAGTGGTAGGAAGAGTATATTAACTATAAGAAACTCATTGGTAGAACTATCAAAAATTAGTTGTATAATTTCAAGTGTAAATGCATCTTCACCAGTTTCAACTAAGACGGCAAATTTAGATGTTTCAGCTTCAAGAATTTTTATTAGATGGGAAAAGTTTGGGAACGCAACAAGAACAGAGCAGGGTAATAGAAATTTAGCAACCTCAGGACCTTTTACTTCAAGGGCTTTAGCAGATAACCTCCATAGAACTATTCAAATGTGGTCTCCTGAAAAAGATATTGATGTAAAAATTACGATGGGTGGTGCTGCTGGACGTACACTTGGCAATCTTCGTGGTGGTGAAGGTGGAATCTCTGTCTTTAAAATGACACTGAAACAAAACACAGAATATACCGTTAAGTTAGGGGTTCATAGTTTCCAGGGTGGTGGTCCTAGAGGTGGTAATAATGGTGGTGGTGGATTAGCAGTGATATATGAAAAGGCAAGAGTGTTGGCAGTCTGTGGTGGTGGTGGCGGTGCTGGGACAAATGGAAGAGGTGGTGACGGTGGTGGATTGAATATTGCGGGTGAAAATGGTCAAAGTAATGGTTTTGGAAATGGTGGAGTACTTATTCGTAGGGACGAACTTCCAACATACGGCATGACTCAAGCAGGAAGAACCGGCATTCGTGATTTTGATAATGATTCAAGAGGTAGTGGAAGATTGAGTGGATGTACAATTGGTAAGTATTGGAACGATCAAGGTAAATTACCTTGTGAAGATCTTGGTAATAATGTACAATTTCTCACTTCTCAGGGTGCAACTTACTCCCCAACAACGGGTATTGAAAGAGGTTATAAGGTAGGTCAGGGACATCGCAACAATGGTGGTGCTGCGACTGGTAATCAAGGTGGGGGAGGTGCTGGTGCCAGAGGTGGTGAAGGTGGTTCTGGTTCTGGTGCTGGTGGAGGTGGTGCTTCTGGATATTATACTTCTCAAGTAACACTACTCTCAAGCACTGAACTTCCAGGAGGAACTACGATTGGTGGAAATGCTGATGTTGCATTTATTTCAGTAGAATTATATGATGAAAGTTTAGATGGGAATCAAGAACCATTGATTCCACCGGTTTCTGGAGTTCCACAAGCAGCAGAAAGAACAGTAACTTGGACTGTTACCAGATCATCAACTGAAAATGTTAGTGGCATTTTCTCTCTGACTAGTGGAATTGGTCCAAATACACTTAGTTTTGGACCTAATGGGGAAACAAAAACTTCTCAAATATCATCAGGTGCTGTTTACACTCTCACATCAACAGGTGGTGCTGATTCAAGAAATTTGAGTGGAAATACATTAACACTTTCCGATGATGATTCTAATCCTGGATCTATATCTATTACTCCAAGCATTGGAGTATTTACCAGCAATGAAAGATGGGAAGCTAATTGGTAAGTCTTATAAATAATAAAAAATAAGCACGGGGGAGAGTGAACCCGAATGGCAGTCAATAAGAATTTTGTTGTCAAAAATGGTCTAGAAGTAGCAACAGATGTAATTCTGGCAAATGCTACTACTAAAAATGTTGGTATTGGTTCTACTCAACCAGAATTTACATTAGATGTAAGGGGTGGAATTGGTGCTACTGATATTCAAGTCACTGGATTTTCTACTTTTACAAAAGATGTACAAGTAGGAGCATCTGGTAGTGTATTTTATGTAAGTAACTCTACCAATAATGTCGGTGTTGGAACTTCTGTTCCCAATGCTGCATATACATTAGATGTGCGGTCCTCAGTTTCTACTGGGCAGACCGCACTTTATGTTTATGGTGACATGCGTGTCACTGGTGATCTTAACTTAGATGACATCACACTTGACGATGCATCAATTCAGAACCTAACGGTCACTGATACATTAGTAGTTACTGGATTATCAACATTTTCTAGTAATGTTGATATTAATGCAGGTCTTGATGTTGTTGGACTCTCTACATTTGTAGGGTTCTCTACATTTAATGATTACGTCTTTATCC